TAGATGCCATTCTTCTATTTAATGAATCGTTCACCTTTTCCTCCAAGATTATTATTTGTTTACCATGATTTACAATGGTGTACAAAACCCATGCCATAACAGGAATGAAAAACATTCCAATAACTTCCGCTATGTCTCTTGTCAAACTCCATGCTTCGCCCATGATAGTTTCCTTATATAAAAAAGGGGAGCGAGACACACCCCGCTCCCCGGTTAAAATTAACTATTTATCTTACATGCCGGTAATAGGCTTGTAATCGAAGAAGTCACCACCAGAGGCGACAGTAAGGGTAACGAAGTCAACCTTCATTACAAGCTCGCCCGGAACCGCGCGAGTAGGTTCTGCTGCGCTGTCAACCGCCATGTTGCTAGCGTTGCCGTCAGCAAGGTCAAACATAAACCCGCCAGTCAGGGTTGAAGGAGCGGCAGCCGCTGTTCCAGCAGCATTAAGCCACAATCTTCTTGAACTTAGCTTGTTGCCATTATTCAAGAAACCAACACGCGAAAAACGATTTGCCCGCATCAAGCTAGTTGTGTCAGCACCAAAGTCATGCCTGAACTTGGCAATAGGAGGTGTAGACTCGATAGCCCGCGAAGGAATGAGCATCGTAGTGCTAGCAACGCCTGAAAGAGTACTGCTAATTGTACGAATAACATACTGACCAGCAACCTCATAAGCAAAAGTACCACTAGTCAAAGCCTTTTGCGCTCCTGCAAGGCCATTATTCAAAGCCTTGGGAAGAGAGCTAATAAAATCAGCAGCATTGTCTTTTAGCGCAATCGCCTTAGTAATCACATCACCAGTGGTAGTATTGCCAAGGATAGAACCTCCTTGGGTTTGCTTAGTAAAAGCCCCGCCTGTAGTATTTCTGAGCCTATTAGCTCTTGTGGAAACAGCCATTGAAAAATCTCCAATTAAAACAAATTATATTTTTCCATCTTTCCCACGTTTAATATCCAAATCCTTTTTTATATACACAAATCATATTTCAATCTTGTTTTTTTCCTTGCATATTTTAACAGCTTTTATCAATTTTCTTCTAGCGGTTTCTCTGCTGTATCCGTTTTTACTACCTATTTCGTTCATAGTCATATTGTATATAAATCTTTGTTGAATTATTTTAGAAATATCGCTAGGTAAACCTTCTAATAAATCATAACAATTCATATCTGACTGTGTTTTTAGGCAGGGAGTATTATCTCGTACATATTCGCTAGAATATTCTTTTTTCTTTTTCTTGACGCGACTTCTGAGAGCGAAAGAAAGCTGTTGATATAAATACGAAGTAAACTTTGAACCCTTACTAGAGTCATATTTCTTTATGCAGTCCCATAAAATGTCCATTTTTATGGATTCTATCTCGTCTGCATCAATATTATATTGGTAAGGCCATGAGACTTTTCTCATAATGTTAATGATATTTTTATCTTTCAAGTAATTTTCAATATCTTTATCCATCTTGGCTCCTAAGTATAATGCCACCAATCTCATTCTTACGTTCAATTAGATTATTTAGACCATCTAAATAAATTCTATCCATACAGTCAGAAACTACATATTCAACCTTGCCTTGTGGCGAGACTAATATAGACCAGTATTTGTTTGTTTTAAGCTGACTCTTGACTAAATCAACAGTTTCTTGAGTCTCTTCATCGGAAAGTATTTCGTGTTCTGTGTAGACACAAAGTGTTTCCTCTATGTCTTTTCTAACGTTTGATATATCAAAAAGCTTCGCAACTCCTATAAAAAATGAATATTTTCCTAATATCTTTAAAGCCTCTATCCCCTCTATTTCTTTGTTCAAAACTTTACAAATCTTATTTGTAACAGGAAAATTAGTATATCCAATCCAGCAATCCCATCTATCAGAAGGTTTTAGCATAGACTCTTCTGGATAGGGGCCGATTGGGGTATATAGAACTCTTTGCTGCTCTAAAATGAAGCCCGGATCTATAGGAAACTGAGATAGCTGATCTACTTCATATTCCTGATCTTCTATCTCCTGCACAGATTCTATAGAAGAGAGAATATCAACCTTAGCGTTCCAGCTTTCCCAAGCTATTTTTTTGTGATCTGACATTTTGACCTCATGCTTATTAAAAGGTAGTTGCGTCTATTGGATTCACGACTACTTTATCTTCTGATGCTTCTTCTACTGATTCTTTTAACGCTTTTAAACTAGCGTAAATTGTAGATATTTTATGGTAGTCTGCCTCTCTATCTTCTAATACGCATTGAGACTTTAAATTATTTAAAATTTCACTTACTAATTCACCGTCCGACAGACGGTAAAGCATTGCTGCTAAACTAGATACTGCTTCATCATTCTCAGACCAGTCGCAGGAAAAGTATATATTTCCGTCTTCTTCTGTATAAACTAAAATCTGACATATAGGATTACCATCCGACTGGGGATCTTCCTCGTTTGAAAATTGCTCTTTCATAATTTGGCTTTAATTCTATTCCTATATCAAAAAGTTCTGATAACGTGTAAAATGAACCTGTCTTTTCTGCTTCATTTATCTGAGGAAGACACGCTAAGTATATTACCTCACATTCTTGATTATTCAAGACCTCAAAGCTAAAAAGATCTTTTTTAATCCAATCAAAATCAACATTAAGATGCTGATCTGAAATTTCTTTCAATGTTTCATGCTCATTTTTTGTAGATATGTACCTATGAGGAAAATCGTTATCATTATTTAAATAAACTTTTAAATGATTTTCACTTGTGACATCTATATTGTTATCTTTACTTAGTATTATAAATGTTATCTTTACTTTCATTTAGATAGATTCCAAGCAAGTCCAGAAAATACTTCGCTAATTTGTCGTTTTTCTTGCTGTGTTAATTCATGGTTTTCGTTTCCTGTAATTTGCGATATCAAAGATACAACGCCTGCGCCATACCCATCGTACTTGCCTTTTAAGGAATCTTTAAACAATATCTTTCCAGATTCGGTGTAGATGTCGTTTACCTGCTGCACATCAGCATCGTAACCTAAAACCCTTTCTGAAAATACTTTATTAAAAACACAAAGCTCAAGCCTATCCTTAGTATCGGTAACTTTTTCAGATATCTTTAACGTTTTATCTTTTATTTCCTTTGTAGGTTCTTCTATTACTATAGAGGGCGCAGGAGTATCTGGAATCAAATCAGGAATCCGTTCCTGAATTTGAGGTAAAAATAAACCAATAAGAATTATAAGCAAACCTAGTCCGGTTCTAATCGTCGAGGGTTTCAATGTCATCCTCCTTTTGGAAACAGTTTTCGTCTTTCTCTACCAATAGAGGAAACACTTCATCTAGTTTCTTGCAGGCGTTTGTCAGACATAACTTTTCACAAGAAGTGTATAATTTTTCCCACTGTGAAACTGTAGTAGATATATTTGCAGTAGTGCCGGATCGACTAAATGACGGGACTGAAAGCCCTTTAAATAAATCAATCAGACTTGGCAGCGCAATAATCACACCAATACCAATTATAATTAATTGAATCGTACTAAGTTCGCCCATTTTATATTCCTATTATTTAGTTTCGCGTACAGTATCGCCAATAACCCAAGCTACAACAATAGTAACAACACCAAGAAGCTGTTCTTGATTAAGCTCAATTCCAAAAAGATCTGAAGCCACAACAGCAGCAAGACCCACAGCGGATACCCAAAATCTACGAGACTTTGCCAAAGATTTCAATTTACTCATACTTTACTCCAAATAAGAATTACTTTCTAAAAAAGATTCCCCGCCTTTGGGGGACATAAACTTTACTACTATCTTCACAGTCATCGCCGGAAGTCGGCTTTGAATGATAAGGACAGTCCGTAGTGTGACCATCCCCTTGTTTTATCTTGCCAGTTCCTTTACATATACATTTTTCTGGATCTGGATCTGGACCCATAGGCTCATCATCTGGAACAATTCCCAACACGTTTGTTTCAGCGTCTGTAAAAGCCTGTTCAGTACGATCAATTATAGGCTGAATATCTTCTGATGTCAACCCTTCTTTTGATTCTCTTTGAAAATAAATAAAACCAAATATTACAATCGCACCAATTATTGCCTTTTGTTGTGTAGTCATTAGAATACCTCGTTGATTGTCCAATCTATTTTTCTAGCGGGGAATCCATCAACATCACTGAAAACCCAAGCGCCGCCACCCGACAACATACCTCTGGCATCTTTTTCTCTAATCCAGAAACTTCCTTCTGGTTGATCGTTAACTCTTGGGCCGCTATTCCATTTGCCCCAACTATTCTGTACCAAAAATAAAGTTTCTTTCAATCTCGCATGTGTATCATCACAAGCAATCCAAGCCATAGCGTGATTCCAACCACCAGATCTCTTAGCGATACCGTTGCTATCCCTTCTAGAAGAAAAGCCGTACCCAGAACATACAGAAAGAGCATAGCCATTAGCCAACGCATCTCTAGCCTCCTCCACTGTTCTAATATTAGAAATAGTTTTTACTTGGTGCTTTTGCGCCTCTGTTTTATACACATTATTTGGTATTTTTTTTCTTGCCCCCAAGCTAGAATTATATTTAGATAAATCTACATCTCCATAGTCTTTTCTTACTAATATGCCGCCGTTTTGATGTACATATCTTGCAGCACCTGAACAGGTCATGCCTTGTCCCATGTGACTCCTTGATTGATATATCGCCTCAGTTGCTCCGCGAGCCATAAAGTCTTCTCTATCTCCATTTTTTATTTCTACAGCGCGAGTAATATCTACAGCATTTCTAGTGGAATGAGAAACACAATCGCCTGTAGTTTGTCTTTCTGATGGACCAAAGCCCTGATCGAACTCCAAGAGAGCCTTAAAAGGCAGGCTGAGTTTACCTTCTCCTGAACCGTAAAGTCCGTGAGCAGCAGCGCCAAACACAGGAGTAGGAAGTTCACCTAAAAGCTGTGCTGTGCCTTCTGCATCGCAAATACTACCGACAAAACCTTCTTTATAAAGATTTAATAGTTTTCTTGGTGTGCTAAAATCATAGTCCATTTATCAACTCCTGTGCTGAATTTTTCCAGCTAAATTGTTTTCCGGTTTCTATACCATTTTCATTAAGAGCAAGTTGCCCGTCTTGTTTTAATGTATGAACATCTCTCATATACTCTATTGTAGCGTCTTTCTGGTCTTGGGCAATTTCTGCCCACATTCCACACTGACCATCGAAAAACACACCATCAAAAGCCGTTTCTAGATTGTCAATATTTATCAACCTTGAATTTACTGGTGTGCAAAATTCTGTATGCGCAGAATAATTAGTTGCAATAACATTTTTACCCATAGCCATCATTTCTAATAGTTCAAGATTCCAACCCTCTGCCCTTGAGGGAAATACACCACAATCGGCTTGCCTCATAATGCTCATTACATCCTGATGAGTTTTCTGCCTTGGTATAATTCTTATTTTGCTTCCTAGCTCAGAATTTTTATATAGGTCTTGCCAATTTTTATTACCCTCTCCTATAAATGGATTATCACACATCATCCATAATTCTACATCATCATTCTCAGAAAAGGATTCGTTGAAGCATTCTAGAAGTATATCGTGACCTTTTCTTTTTTCCCATTTACCGCAGTTAAAAAAGACAGTTGATTGTCTTCCAGAAACGGCTGACGGTGAGAATATATCATTATCAACACCCAACGGCACAACATGCACATCTTCATCTTTAAATTTTGTATTTTGTAAGATAATCTGTTTAGCCCATTTAGAACAAACAAATATTTTATTACAGTGATGAAGGCTTGTTATTTCTTTTGCGTTAAATTTATTTAGTTCAAAGATTGGAAAGCCTATAAACTTACCATTACCTACCCTAGTAGTCAAATCGTTTTGATGCCAGATTTTAACACAAGGTCTATCAATAAGACATCTTTCTTGATTTGATATTGCAGCATAAAGTTCTTCGCCTTCAAAATCTTGCGGCTGAGAAATGGGGTAGAGAGATACAGAGTTATCTATCTTGTATAATTCTTTAAGTATATTGTATCCCGCTACCCCGTAACCCAAAGTATTTATGGGCGCAATCAAATTTATCATTCAATGTTTCCTAAATTATAGTCTAATAATACAGCGCTGGATGAAGGTGTGAATACAATGTTGAATTGTATAACTTTATGAATCCAGCTAACTGTATTATAGAAAACTTACACTATGATTGCTTGGTTTTTTTCTTCAATTTTTCAAAAGCAGGCTCATATACTTTTAATGCTTGCCGAAGGTCTTTTAGTTTTTCTTTGTCCTTAGTTCTTTCTATTGCAACTTTCAACCTTTGGATCATAACAAGCATAGCCTGAACTTTGTGCGCATGTTTTCTATTTGAGTTATTAATTTTTTTTATAGATTCAAGCGCGGTTTTTTTGTCTTTAAATCCTAGCCCCGTAATAGTGCCTTTAGGATCTTCGTCTGTATAAAGATCGCTATGTTTATCATCTGATCTTTTTTTTCCAGTTTTAGGATCAACTTGCGGAGTTCTCTTTTTCTCCGCAATCTCTTTGTCTACTTGTAGTATTATTCTTTTCATGTTACCACTTTTTGCAAGACCAATATCTAGCTTTCCATTTA